CCAATGCCCGGCGGCGGATGTGCTGGGCCTGCCCTTCTGCCCAGTTGCAAGGCTCATCGGGGTCCGCGCTCCGGCGGCTGGGCGGGTGCTGCTCATCGGCTCTCTGGGCGGCTTTGCCCCCGCAGCAAGTGCCGCCGCCGGGGCCGTCCGCTCCGGGCAGCTCACCGCGCGGGAGGCCGATGCGCTCCTCCCGGCCTGTGTCTGTTCCGGCCCGTCCTTTGTGATATTGGCTGTCGGGCAGTCCATGCTGGGCAGTGCAGAGCTGGGCGTCCTGCTGTTCCTTGCACAGGTGGCGGCGGGCTATCTGTCCGCCGCGCTTCTGGCGCGGCTGGGAGGGACGCTTGGGTCAATGGCGCACCCCGCTGTCCCGACCGCTTCGCAGCCTCTCCGGCTGGACGGCATCATCGCGCAGGCGGCCCAGACCTACCTCAAGCTCTGCGGCTTCGTCCTGTTTTTCCGGATGCTGGCCGCAGGAGCGGGGGAAGTGCTGCCCTCGGGTGCAGGCGTTTTCTGCGCGATGCTTTTAGAGGTCTGCTCCGGCTGTGACCTGGCTGCAAAAAGCGGCCGGTTCGCCAGTATGCTGTGCTGCGCGGCGCTGAGCGTGCAGGGGCTTTCTGTTCTGATGCAGGTGCGGACCATCTGCCCGCCCGAGATGACCCTCCGCCCGCTCTACCGCGCCCGGCTGCTCCATCTGCCGCTTTCGCTGCTGATATTCTATCTTCTCCTTCCTCAGCGGGCGCAGGAAACATTCAGCACCCTATGCGGCCGCGTGACCACGATGCGCCGCCTCCCGCCCGACTGTGCGCTGCTGGTGTTTCTCGGCTGCTGCTTTGTGGTCTGTGAGCTGAGCCGCGTCCTTGCAAAGGAGCCGAATCAAACACAGAGGGACAAAGTTGCGAATCAATCTTGACAGCTCCCGGCTTTTATGGTAAAATATCACACGTTGCAGAGATCGCAATGTGCTACTGTGGCTCAGCCGGTAGAGCAGCTCACTCGTAATGAGCAGGTCGTCCGTTCGAATCGGATCAGTAGCTCCAGAAATCCTACAAATCAGCGTCAAAATTTGACTGATTTGTAGGATTTTTTCTTATTTACTCTAAGCCGGACGAAGAAAACCGCAACAAAAACCGCAACATTGGGTGGCTCAAAATCGAAAATGGAGACTTTTTGGCAAAATTTTCAATGAATTAAGTAATAGATAATTGTTGTGAAATCGGTTTGAGAAAAAGGACAGAACGGTGGATGTATGAACTTTCCAGAAGAACAGCTGGGTCGCGTTGGACAAAAATTCTCGGATATAGGGCGAAAAATCGAACATATCAAGACACTTGACTTGGTCAGCTGCGTCGCAGAGGTTGAACAGCTCTGCGGTGAGATTCAAGCCGCAACGGAAGAAATGAGGCATATACTTGCGCAGATGAAGTTCTAACAAACAAAAAAATCCCCCTCTGCAAATAGAGTGCAAAGGGGGAGAAACTTCGACTTATGAGCCGATAAGCCAATCACTTTCAGGCTTAGCGATGAGACGAGCGTTGTTGTAAGCCATATCCAGCGTCAAACAGGTGTGCCCTGTGTAGACACCATTACGCGCACCAACTGCGAGCGATAAGTCAACCTTTTTAGGATCGCCCAAGCTAATAGGGAGCAAGAACTGAATGCGTCCGTGATAATACTGAGGCACAGCCGCCTTATAGTTTTCTTTTACGCGAATTTTTGCGTAATCCAATGCGGCCCGGAACAACATGGGGAGATTGCTCATATCCCTATACTGCTCTGGAATACGCTTGCGATTCCTTTCGTCTTCTAAAATGTGGTCTATATTGATACGCATTTCGAGACGGGTGTCAAACATCAAATCTGAAATGCTGTCAAAATAGCTTGCCCGTTCCGGCAATGGGGAGATCTGACTAAGCTCTGCTGCGGATTCCTTATAAAATCCTCGGAGCTTCCATTTCGCCCGACGTTCAGTGTCGTTTCTGTCAAACAGAACAAAGATTGGTTCAAAATTCGGTGTGAATAGACCTGTATTGAAGCACATCTCCGTGTCCGTTTCGTATATGTAATTGCGCTCAGGGTTAGCTTTTTGCTGCGCCCGGAGACGATTAAACGTATGGTAAACGTAATTTTCTAAGATGATGTTTTTCCGCGTACCGGGTGTTTCAGCGTAGTTCCAACGTTCCGGACGCGCCATATCGGCCAATTCCTGAACGGAGTTGCCGAAATTCCCAAGATACGCATATTTTCTGAGAGTGGGGACTGAGTAATTAGTCATAAAAGGCTCCTTCCTATAAGGAATACGCCATTTTTATTCCCTGAAAGCTTGACATTTAATGAAACCTCTAGTATAATGTCAACAGGAAACGTTGTAGGCCGCTATTCCGCTAATGTTTTAATGCTTACAGTAAATAGGCTAATGCCAGATACAGAGAGACGCCGCAACGTGCAAGTTGGAACGGTGTCTCTCTCTTTTTAAAGGTTTCAACAAATATTATACCATATCTTCTTGTTTTTTACAACCCCCAACAAAAAATCCCCCTGCACCAGCCTTTTTACGGGTCATGGTACAGGGGGATTATCATTTTACGCTGACTTTGCGCTGACTCAGCCCAGATTCAGCGTATTCTGGGCAGCGGCCTGATTGGCGGCGACGTGGTTGGCGTCGATCTGGGCCTCAATACGATTTTCGAGGTACTGGGTCGTATCGCCGAAGTTGCTCTTGATGTAGTCCTGCGCGTCGTTGCTCATGCTTTTCAGGGCAGCAGACACGGCCCGCATCAGTGCTTCCTTCTGCTCCGCCTCATTGAACGTCCCGGCGGCTTTGAGGTCGTTGACGTATCTCTGGTTCATCGCGGCCACGGCATTGGCAACGGCATCGCCGATTTCCTGGACGAGCCGCTGCGCCTTGATGTTCTGAGTCTGGGCGTTGATTGCATCAACGGCAACTGGCAATGCCTTTCTGGATGCAGGCGGTCACGATGGGAACGCAGACCAGCAGGGCGACGTACAGCAGGCTTCTCGTAAACTCATTCATATTCGGTTACTCCTTTCATTCAGTGAACCTGATTCTTCAGGCTGTTCATCCGCTTATCACCTTCGATGGCGGCGGCGGTAAAACTGTTGTTCTTCCACCATGCGGCCAGCGCAGCACCGACGGTAAACCCAGTAGAGATCATCTGCTCAAGCTGGGCATTGTCGATGGGCAGCAAAGGCTTACCCGCTGCGCTGAGCAGCTGATTTGCCAGGGCGAGGCCCAGCACAGCAGTGCGGGTCAAAGTACCGGTGGAGATTTTCTTTTTCATGTCAGTCCTTGCCTTTCTCGGGCGTCTCGGCCCGCTGTTTGAGGATGTCGATGGCCTTGGTGATTGCTGCGGGGATGGGCAGTCCCATCAGGCCAGCGTTCTCGACGATGGAGATGGCCTCGTTGGCCGAAAAGCCGATGATCGCCGCGTCGCGGACGAAGCTGCCGCCGATGACAGCATCAAGCTGGCAGGCCACCAGCACGATGAGCAGCGTCTCGCCCTTGCGGATGAGGCCCTTCCAGCCAGCCTTGCTTTCCAGCGCGCCGGTCTTGGTCTTGGGGCTGGCGTGGAACACGCCTGCCACCACCAGACCGGTGATGTAGTCGATGGCCATAAAGATGACCAGCGTCTGCAAGGCGGTGTCCCAGCCACCGAACAGCGAGGCAATGACACCGCCGATGATGCCGATCGCGGTGCAAATGGTATCCTTCATTTTCTTCACTCCTTACAGTGTCCACCGGCTCTTATTCGCCCGGGTATCGATATGCACCCAGCCGGTCTTGCGGGTGGGGTGCTTTGCATCCTTCGGGTACCGCCCGATGCCGCCCCGGGAGGGCAGCAGGGTCTCGGCGTAGGCGGCCACAGTGGCCACGTCCACGCCCTCAACGTAGAAGTCCGCTGCCCGACCCAGCAGGTGCTGGCTCGACTTGCTGCCGCCCACGGCGGCATTGTGGACGGCGGTGCGGTAGCCGCTGGTGATGTGTACCGGCTTGCCGAAGTGCTCCCGGATGCACTGCAAGAGCACCACAAGCTCGTCGTCCAGTTTGACGGTGTCAGAGCCGGTGCAGCCAAACTCCCGCACCTTGAAGCTGGGCGAGAGCTGGCGGGCGCCGTCTTTGCGCAGGGTATATTCACGGATGGACATTCTAAATCCTTTCTATATTTGTTGACAACGTATTGAAATTGTGCTACTCTGTATTCAGAAGGAGCGTGATACTATGGCACAGACCACTGTAAGCATCCGCATGGATAACGATCTGAAAAACAGTTTCGACCACATCTGCAACGATCTGGGGATGTCTATGTCCACCGCCGTTACTATGCTGGCTAAAAAGATGACCCGGGAGCAGCGCCTGCCTTTCGAACTTTCGGTAGACCCGTTCTATTCGGAGCAGAATCAGGCCCGCCTGCGTAAGTCCATCGCGGAGATGGAGGCTACCGGCGGCACCATCCACGAGGTCAAGCTCGATGATTAAGGCGTGGACAGAAGAAGCATGGGAAGATTTTGAATACTGGACCACCCAGGACCGCAGGATGCTCAAGCGGATCCTACAGCTTCTGAAGGACATCGACCGCAACGGCTATAAGGGCATCGGCAAACCCGAGCGCCTCAGCGGCGATCTGGCCAGCTATTGGAGCCGCCGCATCGACGATGCCAACCGGATCGTCTACCGCATTGATGGCAGCGTGGTCAAGATCGTCCAGTGCGGCTCCCACTACAGGGACAAATAACCCCTCCTGCAGCCCCCACTCGGGGGCTGCTTTTTGTTTTGTCAGTAGTAGTGGTAGCCCTCGACGTTGAAGGTGCTGAAAAGATAGTATCCAGGATGTCCATAGCTGATCTTCCCGTTCGAGGCAAAAGTCACTGTTGCGTAGACGGGCGAAGCGTCAGAGCTGCTAGAGGAGCTACCGCTCATGACGGTCGTGGTGCCCGTGCAGCCTCGTGCAATCCGGACGTCCTTATAGTCCGTCTCACGCTGCTTGACGATAATGTAGTCCACTCCATCCGGCGCAGTAACGCTCGAACTTCCGAACTGGCCCATCGCCGCGCTCCACACCACCTTGCCGTTGGGGTAAGTAGCCTGCTTGAGCATCTTCTCCACCTCAGCACGGGTATAGGGGATAATGCTGACACTTCCCAACGCCATCCTCAGGCCCCCCCTTTCGGCGGAGGCGGTCTCTGTGTCTGCCCCGGCAGCGCCGGGGGCGGCAGCGGCGGTCTCGGTGTCCGTGCTCCTGTCGGCCACGCCCCACTCCTCCCGCAGGGCGGAGAGGGCGGCGGCTTTGTCGGGGGCCGTGTCGGCCAACAAGGAGAGCAGCAGGGCCTTGGCGTTGTCACTCAGGCCCTCGCCGGGGTCGCCCTTGGGCAGGGTCAGGCTGAGCTTGCCGCCCCGGATGCGGGCCGCCGGGGCGTCGCCGGTGGTCACGGTGCCGATGCCCTCCACGGCTGCGGCGCAGGCGGCGGCGATGCCGTCCTCCATCCGGTTGAGCACGTCGGGCAGGCTGACTTTCATGCCGGTGACGAAATGCTGTTTCACATACTTCATGGTGTACCTCCGTTACAAAATCGTGTCATCCAAAGCGGCGTCGCCCAGGGTGTCCTCTCCGGTGTCAGCGGTCGAGGCCGAGGGTCCCAGCAGCTCCACCTGCATCTGGATGCCGCCTTCGGGGACGTTCTCGGCCCAAAACGTGATGCTGCCGTCCTTGGTCTCGCAGACACCTGCAAGCCCCGCCGCCACCGCCACGGTGAAGGTCTCCGGGGTGGGTACGGCGGAGGGGACGTTTGCCTCTCTCGCTGCCCGCAGCTCTGCTGTCTGCTTGTAGGCGTAGCCGGGTACGTCGGTGCAGTTGGCCCAGCCGTCTGCCGTCAGGGTCACCGGCCAGATGCCCAGATAGCCGCCGGTGTAACTGGCCAGCAGCTTGTCGCAAAGCTCGGCGGTCTCTTTGGCCTTGGCCAGCGCCTGCCGGCCCAGCTCGTCCATGGGGATGCCGGTGACGCCGTCCCTCATGAGGCCGCAGAGGGCTTCGTCGGTGCGGGTGTCGGTGAGGTCGGCGGTGGTCACTTCGGCACTTCCGGCAGGAATCCTGATTTGACACAGACATAACTCGTAGAGGTAATGTGTCCGGACAATCTCGGGCGGGGAAGGTTCCTGTTCCGGGGTACCCTGTTTCAGCTTCAGCACGCTCCGGTTGTTGTTTGCGTCGAACTGTAAAACGACCCGGTCGATGCGGGGGAGCATATCGTCCGCATCTGGCACCGTCAGCGTGCCGCTCTCCCGGGCGCAGACAGAAACACCCTTGAAGTCATCGTAGTTGACCCACGCAAGGCCGGGGGAGACGGTGACTTCCCGGGTTCCGGTGACAGTCACAGCAAAATTACTCTCTCTGGAGTAGACGCCGGAGGTGCGGGTACACAGGTAGGTGGCTACATCTTCCGCGTCATAGGTCACTCCGTTGAGGGGATAGGTGATGATTTTCATTGTTTCCTCCTGATGATGGGTGTGCCGATCTCCGTGGTGACGCTGTTCTCGCCCTGCTGGGAGGTCAGCGTGATGGACGTGATGCGGGCGGCGGCGCGGATGTCGGTACCTGGAAGGCTGGCGGCCACCACCTTGCCCACGGTGATGTCACCTGTGGGGGTGAAGCGGAAGTTTTCCAGCCGGGCGTGCTTGGCCAGCTCCTGCGTACCCAGCGCCTTCAGGCCGGCCAGATACTCGGCCTGCGTCTGGCCGCTGCTCCTTTTCCGGCTGGCCGCGTCCACAACCAGCTCGCGTCTTGCATAGCCCTCGGTGTCATCGGCCCCCACGGTCACGGTCGCCTCGCCGCCCACCACTGTGACCACGTTCTTGTAGTCGGCAACACTCTCGGTGTAGGTCAGGTCGGTCAGGTTGCCGTACTGGGGCGCATAGCGGGCGTTCCGGTCCAGCAGGGGAAGATACAGCTCAAACAGCAGCTTCTTTTCTGCCGCATCGAACCTCAGCCGGAAACCAAGGTCCATCTCCTGACAGACCTGCTCGATGATCTCCAGCAGGCTCCCGGGGCCGACCTCGCCGCTGTAGGTGTCAGGCAGAGTCGCCAGATCACCCAGCCCCAGATGGGGCCACGGCTTCATCTCCGTCACCAGCTGGCGCAGGGTAGTCTCCACGGCAAAGCCTTTCAGGGTCTTGGTGCAGACACGCTCGTCGAGGATGTAAGCCGCGTCCCGGGTCGAGAGTACGAGGCGGTGGTCCGCCGTCTGGGCGGAGATGATGCGCATGATGTGCTCGCTGCCTGCCAGCCAGAGGAACCGGTCGGGGCGGCAGAGGGCCTGCAGGCTGGTGGAGGCGTGGAGTTCCAGCTGTGCGCCTTCCACGTTGCTGTACACGTTGTACCGCTCCGGCCAGACCAGCGACACCCAGCTCTCGATACGGCCCAGCAGCCGAAAATCGAGGTCGTACACATAGAGGCACTTGGGGCCTCTGGTCGTGAGAACAGATGCTTTTGCGCTGCTCATGGGTCCACCTCCGCCACAAGGGATGCATAGGCCGCGCCATAGCTCAGGGTCAGATAGAGATTATCCACCCCTCTGTCGGCGGTGCGTTCCCAGCGCTGGGAGCCATGGCGCAGCGTCCAGAGAGTGCTGCTCTCGTCCAGCAGTTCCATGGCGTTATAAGAGGCATCGTCGATGGTCTGCTCAATGCGCACCTGCCCCGCTTCCCGCCAGAACCGGATGCGGTCGCCCTCCTGCATCTCGGTCACAAAGCGCAGATATTCACCGGTGGCTACATCCTTCACGCCGGGGTTGGTTAAGTCGCCTTGGGCGGTGAGAGTCAGCACATAGTCCTGCGTATCCAGACCGTTGTTGTAAAAGCGTAAGTTATCCGTGTTGAGCCGCAGACCGTACTGATGGCTGCTGTAGCAGGCCGGGAGCCGGAAGGTGGGCGTGACCTGAAAATGGGTGACGCTGCTCTGGCTGACGGCGTGCCAGTAGGGATTCGGGCAGAACAGCTGAAAGCTGAAGGTGGGCCAGAGGGTGGCGGCGCTGATGGCGGGGCAGCGCTGCACCTCGGCGTCACAGTAATACTTCCCGTCCACGGTCAGCCGCCCGGTCACGCCGGGGGCAAAGATGTCCCGGAGCTGCCGCTTGCGGCGGGCCGTGTCGCGCAGGATGCGCCCGGTGATGGTGCGGGAGACGCCGGAGATGCTGCGGCTCTCCACGGTGGCTCCCACCTGCTGATAGCCCTGACTGGTCTCCAGCTCCACCGGCAGGTCGCCGATGGGGTCGATGCTGTAGAGCACGCCCGCCTTGTAGCCCATGGGGAAACTCTGGCCGCCGCTGGCCGTAAAGACTGCATCAAACACCGGCAAGCACCGCCCTTTCCTGTTCGTGTCGTGCTTCGCGCATCAGGTCGGCTGCCGTCTGCGCCTTGCTGTAGATATACTGGTTGATCTCGTAGGAGGGGCGGGGCCTGCGCTCCGGGCGGGCCGACTCCTTCTCGTATTCCCAGAGGGAGCGGTTGGTGTCGGTGATAGTGTTGCTGCCGGAAGCGCTGCTGACCGAGGACGTTTTGCCGGAGGATTTGCCGCCGAACGACCTGGCCAGCAGGGCCGCGATGCCCGCAATGGCCGCCACGATGGCGATACCACCGGCGATGGTCGGGAACTGGCTCAGCAGTCCGCCGGAGAGGCCGGTGCTGATGGCGGTGGCGGCGGACAGGGGAGCCTTGAGGCTGCCGAACGCGGTGACAAGGCTGCTGCCCAGCTGACCGGCCAGAGAGACCACATCGCCGAAGCCGCCGGTGATACCGTTGCAGATGTTCTGTCCGATGCTGACAGCGCCCTGTGCAAGGTCGACGGCGGCATTGCCCAGAGCGCCGTTCAGGCCGTCCACCATCTGCATGGCAAAATCCCATATCTGCTGCTTCTGGTTAGCGGTCAGGCCGCTGTAGAGGGTGGATGCCACCCACTTGCCGATACCCAGCCAGTCGCCGGATTTGACGGCGTTCCACAGGGTGTCTACCGTGCCGAGGATACCCTCGTTGGCGCGGTCTTGAATCTCTTTCCAAAGGCCGTCTAAGGTCTTGGCAGAGCTGTCCTTGATGCTCTCGGCCACCTGCTCAGTGCCGTCGGCGGCAATGGTCTTGACGGTCTCCACCGTGCGGAGCGCTCCGTCGATGACCTTGTCCTGCGTCTGGGTGATAACGCGCTGCTGCTCGGTGGTGCCGTCCGCGAGGGTCTTGGTCACGGTCTGGGTGGTGGTCTTGACCCCGTCCGCGAGGGCTGTGGTGGTGGCCGTCACGGTGTTCACCACGTCTCGCACGGTCTCCATGGTCTGGTTGACCGTCCGCTTGCCGTCCGCCGCGATGGTCTCGACGGTCTTGACGTCCTTGAGGACACCGTCCACCATCTCGCGGCTGGTGGAGGTGATGGTCTGCTTCTGCTGGGTGGTGCCGTTGGACAGCTCTTCGTTGATGGTCTGGATGGTGCGCTTGGTGTTCCCGACGACCTCATAGGCCGTGTCGCTGTAGGAGTTCACCACCGAGGCGGCAGTCTTTGCGGCAGAGCCGGCCTTTTGGGCGGCAGCAGCCGCAGCGTCGCCGGACTTGGTGTAGGCCGGGATGGTGTCCTCGACCTGCTTTGCGAGGTTCTGCATCCTGAATGCATTGACCTCGGCCTTATCCACCACATCGTCGCTGAGGGACCAGTCGGTGTCAGGCTGTGCAGCGGTCTTAGCGACCTGAATGCCTGCAGTGGCGATGGTCGCCGCCGTGCCGGTGCCGTTCAGGCCGCTGATAAAGCTTTGGATGAGGTCCTTGCCCCACTGCACAGCCTGAGAAGGAAGATTTTTGATCCATGCGACGGCGTTGGAAAAGCCGCCCTTGAATGCGTTGAGCAGCTCGCTGCCCATGCTCTTGACCCCGTTGCCGAGGCCTTTCAGAATGTTTGCACCGAGGTTCAGCCAGTTAAAGGCCGAGATGACGGCGACGATGGCCTCCACGATTTTTCCCGCATTCTGGATGATGAGGGGAATGCTCTGGACAAGCCCCTTGCCCAGCGTCACGATCAGGCCGACCGCTCCCGCCAGAATCTTGGGGGCGTTGTCATTGATAAGGCCCGCGATGTTGATGACAATATCCGGGATATAGGCGAACAGTTCCGGCAGACCATCGACCAGTCCGTTTGCGATGCTGAGGATGAGGTCGATACCCGCCGAAACAAAGTTGCCGAAGTTTTCCCGCAGCTCATCCGTGAAGGACAGGACGGCGGGCAGGGCAGAGGCCAGAAACTCCGGGATGCCCTGCGCAAAGCCGGATGTGAAGTTCTGCAACAGCTCCGTGCCGGTCTGTAAGATGGCCGGGGCCAGCGTGGCGATGGTTTCGGGGATGCCGCTGACCACATTGGCCACCAGCGGGAGCAGGTTATCCACAAGATAGGTGCGTGCCGTCTCGGTGAGGGCTTCCAGCGAGGGCTGCAAGTCCTCTCCCAGCGCCAGATTACCCAGCACGTTCTGGAACGCTGCCCCCATCGACGCAAAGGAGCCGGAGAGGGTGGTGGTGGCTTCCTTGGCCGTGGTGCCGGTGATGTCCAGCTCTGTCTGGATGATGTGGATGGCACTGTACATATCCGCCAGATTGCCGAGGTCGTAGTGGACACCTGAGACCTTCTCCGCGTCCTTCAACAGCCGCTGCATCTCGGCCTGTGTGCCGCCGTAGCCAAGCTTGAGGTTGTCCAGCATGGTGTAATTCTGCTTTGCAAATCCATGATAGGCATTCTGGATGTCCTGCATCGAGGTACCCATCTTGTTTGCATTGTCAGACATATCCACCATCGCCATGTTGGCCAGCTGGGCGGCGGCGTCCGTGTTTTTGCTGACGCTGGAAAGCAGGCTGGCGGCAAAGCTGGTGGTGGTCTCCATGTAGTCGTTGGCCGACAGACCGGCGGTCTTGTAAGCCTGCGCGGCATAGGTCTTGACCTTATCGGCACTGTCCTTGAACAGCGTCTCCACGCCGCCAAGGCTCTGCTGTAACGCACCGCCCGCGTTGACGGAGTCGGATATTACCTTGCCGATGGCGGCAGCACCCAGTACGATCTTGATGGTGCTTACCAGCTTGCCGGTGAAGAGCTGTCCCGCCGTTTCACCGGCGCGGGAGCTTTCGCCGCCCAGCTCTTCGGTCAGCTTGCCTTGGATGCCCTTCGCCGAGGGTACAATCTGGACATACGCCT